GTCTCAAATGAATTGGGCAACATACGCTGATAAGAAAGGTAAGACAGCTGATTTTAAAAGCAAAGAAAAAGTAGTGCAAGAAGCTATTTCAGAAGTAAAAGATGAAGATGGTAAGGTTGTACGAGAAGCAGTAGCAGAAAAGAAAGAATCATACATTGCTTTAGTGCAAAAGAGATGGGATGCTGAAAGTGGTGAAGCATTGCCAGATCAAGAAAGACAGTATTCTCTATCTGAATTAGAAAGAGAAAAAGAAAGATGTGATGCTGATATGGTAAGAGCAAAAGCACAATCTGATGGATTAAAAGCTGCGATTGCTGATTACAAGAAACTTTAATTAACAAACAGATAGGAGTCGAAAGTGGCAAAAGACGAAAAGAAACCACAAGAAGCTGAAATTACTTTATTTGATAAAAAGTATAAAGAATCAGAATTGTCTGATGATCAAAAAGTAATGATTAATCATGTAGGTGATTTAGAAAGAAAAATAAATTCTTCTGAGTTCAATTTACAGCAATTACGATTTGGTAAACAGGCATTTGTAGATGCTTTGAAAGCTAGTGTGGATAAAGAAAATGAACCAGACGATAAGAAAGAAGAGTAACGGTGATTTTGTGGTTGAGTATAAACAAGAAGATAGCATTAGCACATCTTACGATATTCCTGTTCGGTATATTTATGCTTACTAATTGTTCAACAGGTTGGTCTGTGGGGGGATATGAGTTATCCCCTCAAGACACTTTAGTCAATACAGTTTTTGTGGAAATAGTAGATCAAGATTCTGTAACTCATTGGTATCATGGAAGAATAAACGACCATGCGAATTGGTGTTATAAACACGATGAATGGGAAGACATTAGGATCAAGTGAGTGATAAGCCACAAACAGCTAGAAGTTATCGAGGCAGTATTATTGATGATAATGCTGTCATTTCCCTTAATATCAAGTGGCTTGGACAAATCATTTTACTTGTTGGCTGTTTTGTATATGGGTATTGGCGCATTGAGTCTCGATTGGCATCATTGGAAGATAAGGTTACTCTTGCTGATGAGCAAATTGGGGATCTACTTAGTAAACATATCGTGGAAGAAAGGGCTGAAAGACAAGAGTTGGCAGAGAAAGTAGCCTTTTATGAAAAAGAATTCAACATTAACCCATTGTCCTGGGGAAAGAAAAAGCGGAGTAAGTAATGGACTTTATGGCACTTTACAGCGAAGGGGGAATGGTTGCTGTCGTAGGAGCAATGTTTATGTTTCTTGTCTACAGCTTAAACAAGAGATCTAGTGAACAAGCTCAAACATTAGAAGATTTAAAAATTGAAAATAAAGGCCAATCGGAAACTTTAGAAAACATGGAAGGTATGATAATTAAATTAATTGACAGATGGAACAAATCAGATGAAACAAGGGATAGAAGGCACGAAAAAATGGTAGAGGAGCTTAATGACCAAAGTTCAATTTTAATGGAAATAAAGGGCAATTTAAGCCGAATAAATGGTAAGCATTAATGCCAACAGATAAAGATTTATATGCGATGTTAGTCAAACTAGACGAACGTCAAAAAACATTATTTAATATGATGATAAAGGTGGAAAAACATTTGGAAAAATTGAATGGAAAAGTGGATTCACATGAAGTAACGATGGCTCAATTGAAAGTATATGGAACTATTGCTATAGTGACTTTTCCAGTCATAGTAAACGTAATTATGGAGATACTATAATGTTGGCAAAAATGATAGCAGATGAAATGTTTTCAGAAGAAGCAAAAGATGAATTATTAGATGAAATTAACAAATCCGTTGATATTCCAATAATTAGTGAAAAAACCGAAAGGGCAATTCTAGATGCTTTATGGAAAGTGATAAAAGCTGTATTCTATAAAAAGCTTGGGATTGCATAGTGCCAAAGTTTGGCAAACGAAGTAAGCAAAGACTTCAAGGTGTAGATTCTAAACTTGTTAATGTACTGAATCAAGTATGTAAATACTTTGACATTACTGTAATAGAGGGACTTCGTTCACAGGAACGACAGAATGAACTGGTTGCACAAGGTAAAAGTAAAACCAAGTTTGGAAAACACGTTCAAGGCAAAGCAGTAGATATTGCTCCATATCCTATCGATTGGAATGCAAGAGATGACTTTCATTATCTAGGAGGATTTGTCCTAGGGATCGCATCTCAAATGGGCATTAATGTACGATGGGGAGGAGACTGGTCGGATTCCAGTTTGAGTCAAAACAGAAGGACAACGAAAGATAACAATTTCGATGACCTTGTACACTTCGAACTAAAGGAATGAGACATGAAAATCAAAGAACGAGTGGTGGTCTTTCCAGACATCCATTTTCCCAACCACGATGAGAAGGCATTTAAATGTGCATTAAACGTAGTACGTACATTAAAACCATCTGCCTTTCTATTATTAGGAGATGTAATTGATGGAGCATCTGTTTCTCATTGGCAATGGAGTAAAAAGAAACGTCCTCCCCTGGAATATCAACTTCCCTTTATTGAAAAAGAAATTGAAGAGGGGAATTTGGGTTTGGATAGAATTGATGAAGTTCTGGAAAAAGTGGGGTGTAAGAAAAAGCAATTTGCCCAAGGGAATCACGAAAAATGGTTTGACCACTTTGTCGAAGAAAACCCATACCTTGAACATTACGGGTCTAGACCAGCATTTAAATTTGATGAACGTGGATACGAATGGCATGACTACGGTGAAGTCTTTAAAGTGTTTGGGAGCAAATTATACGCTTACCATGGAGGACACTTTATGGGAGTTGCCCATGCAAGAACTCACGCCTTACAAATGGGATGCAATATCATCTATGGCCATACTCACGACTCCCAAAAAGCAGTCATCACACACATCTCAGGGCCACACATGGCGTATTCAATGGGATGTTTGACCGATATGTCGAAAGACTATTTAAAAGGCAGACCAACTAACTGGACACACAATGTTGGCCTTGTTGATATCTTTACTAATAATAACTTTAATTTAGTTGTTCTTGACATTGTTAATGGTCATACATCTTATGGAGGAAAAATAATCAGTGCCTAAGCGAATCTTACAAATGAAAGATTTTAGTGGTGGTGTGAATACTTTAAAAGACCCTGCCGATATTGCTGATAATGAATTGCAAGTTTTAAGCAATTTGAGTGTTAGAACTCAAGGCTCTATTAGCCCTTCTTATATTAATACCAATGCTAGTAATAATAAAGTAAGCGCTTATAACAATAGTACTATTGCCACTATAAATGCAGGATATGGATTAGGGTACTTTGAAACAGATCATGTTCGAGATCCAAATACTGTAACGCAAACCAGTAGTATTGGAGGCGTATACACAGTTGCAGATGGAGCTATTTCAGGTGGTACAGCTAGAACTGGATTTGCAGTATACAGGCATAATACAGGTGGTGTTTATAAAGAAATCGAATATAGAATTAGTAACACACAGCAAGATTTAGCAAGTTCCTTTGCAATTGGTACTATGTTAAAAATTGAAGCAGCAGGATTTCCAATTGGTAATGGTATAACAGCATCAGGTCAAGGTATCTATTTTGTTGTAGATCATAATGGAAATAATCTTATTGTAGATCGTCAAATCAATATGCGTGTTGATGCTACTACAGCAAATTTCTGGGGAGGGACATTAACAGGAACTGCATTAGGTGATAAAGTAATTTTACTTGCTAATCCTGCAGATCATAAAATTGATGTTTATTCATTTAATTCATCTACTAATTGGGAAAATAATGCCATTACTTTACGTTCTGATGCAACAGATATAACATCAAAAGTAAAATATTATAAAGTTGAAGACGAAATACGGTGTTGTGATACTGCAGATAAAAACGATTGTAAAATTCAATGGTATGGTTGGATACAAAGAAGGCATTTTGAAGTTTCAGGAAATGGATCTTCAACTGATGCAAATACTTATACAGGTTATTATGCTAAAGACAATACGTTGGCTCCTCCTACTGAAGATGATTTAACAAGTGCAAGTGCTTCTTCTCCATCTAATTTTACCACATATCCGAATAGTGCAGGTACGGGTTTTGAATTTAATATAATTACCCATACGGATGTACAGGGAACTATACCTTCTGGTATTTATGAATGTGCATCTACTTTTATATATGATGGAAATCAAGAATCTTTACCTTTAAAATACACAAATACCCATACCATTAGTGACGCAGATAACTTTTGTGCATTATCATTAAATGTGAGTGCCAAAGGCCCATACGATCCACGTATATCTGGTGGGCGTATTTATATTCGAGAACAAGGTACAGATTCAGAATGGATTATGTTAATCGATATTGATTTAACAAAAGGATGTAGAACAAAATTTTCAGATGATTATACTATTTGGCATGACGCTGGAAGTAGTACCTATAATTGCCCTACTGCTACAGCATCTGCTAATTTTGAAGTAACGGAATTTGGTTTATTAACGTATGAAATTATTAATGGATTTTCTTCAAGTGTTTTTAGTAATTACATAGGAGATCAAGGAGAGTATTGGAAGGATTCTGTTGTTGCAAATAACAGGGTATTTGTTTGCAATGTAACTATGAAAGATGAAAACACAGGTATAGACAAAGAAAACGCTACCTTAAAATCATTTCCTGATAGAATTATGTATTCTATGCCTAATCGATTTGATACGTTCCCCTACCACAATTACATTGAAGCAGCTAAAGGAGATGCTGATTTTTATACTGCCATTGAATCATATGGAGATCGTTTACTTGCATTTAAAGATCGCAGTGTAGATATAATTAATATTGCTTCACCAGATGATGCTGGTTGGTTTTTAGAAGATACTAAACAATATATGGGTGTAGCATGGCCTGAAGCAGTTAAACGTACTCAATATGGATTATTATGGGTTAATGAGCAAGGTGTATTCTTATATAACGGTCAAGGTATTGCCAATTTAAAAGAAAAGAAAATTGATGATGAGACTTGGATAGCTTTTGTTACTCCTACAAGTGGAATACTGTATGATGAAAGAACATCTTTAGCTTATATAACAAGAGGATATGATGCTTCAACAAGTGGATATACAATTGATTTAAAAAGAGGAACATTTGTTAATACTACTAATTTTTTATTTCCAAGCAGTGGTAATGTTACAAATTCAGTAGATACGGAAGATAATGTCTTTATTGGATATGATGCAGGATCTAGTATTGATATTTATAAATTATATAGAACAGCTGTAAAAAATACTTGCGATTTTCAAACAAAAGATTTTGACTTTGGAGATCCTTCTACTTCTAAAAAAGTATATGCAGTATATATAACTTATAAATCAGATAATCCATTAACTGGTTATTTTACCTTAGAAGAAGATGATGGATCTTCTCATGCCTTAAGTGGTACAATGGCTACATCTGCTGGTAACTATTCTACGGTAAAGTTAACTCCTAGTTCTCCAGTTACCTGCAATAAGATTTCTGTAAAATTTGATTCAGGCGCAAATGAAAGATTAATACATATTAATGATATAGGCATTGAATATAGGGTCTTGAAAAAAAGAGCTGGATAATGGATAGGATTTCACGATTTATTAACAATAAAAAACAAGACAAGATAACTCTTGTTAAAATACAGCCATCTATCAATTCTATGCGAGAAGGTGAAGAGGTTTTATATAATCACCCTAATGGTATGTTGATGCGATATCGAAAGCAAAACGGTAGATTGTGGTCTTCTAGTATGACTAATAATGGCAATATGATTGTTGATAAAAAACTTACAACAAATAGATTAGAGTACGAAAATAGCTTTGTTCATTACACTACATATATTCACAATTTTGAAGAGGACATAGGAACAAGTAAATATTATTTGCCTTGGACTGGATCTGCTGAAAGAGATGATATGGATTTTGCAACTTCTGGATTTGTTTCTCCTTTTAAAATGACATTAAAGAAGATAATTATACGCTGTGACAACTTAGATGCTTCTGATGATGTTAGAATACGATTAGAAACACAAGACGATGATGCTACAGAAGATATTGTAGCAACAGCTACATATGATGTATCAGAAGTTGGTGCTGTATCTAGTTATAATAATTTTGAATTACATACATCTGATTTTGATAATTCCCCTACAGTTTCTTCAGGGAAAAAAACTGGATTAAGCATTCAAGCTAGTAGCAATATAACAACAGCTACTGCATACTTTTGGATTACATCTATTTGGAAAACATTTATAGAGATTTAATAGGAGTTTAATATGGCACAAGGTCAACCAACAACATCACAAAATATTCCAACTACTAAAAATACGGTAAAGAAACCTAAAATGCCAAAAGTGGATTTAAGTCGTCTTGCAATGGCAAAGCAATTTGATACCGATGAAAAAGAATATCAACAAGCTCAAAAAGATTTATCTGATAAGCAACTAAGAAGAGGAAAATGGAAATCTGCTGGAGGTTTACTAGGAGGTGCAGGTGGTGGTTGGCTTGGAGGACTTGTTGGTGCAGGTATTACAGGTGCATTGGCATTATCAGGCCCTGTTGGTTGGATTGTTGGTGCTGCAGCTACTGGAATAGGAGCAGGTGCAGGATCTTATCTTGGTAGTAAAAAAGGAATTGAAGGTGGAGAAAGATTTGATAAAAAAGCAGATACAAGAACTGTTAAATTGGATGATCGCCCAAGAGTTTCTGCTTATAGTGACAGCAGATTAAGTGAAGAAAAAAGAACCTGGAATCAATTAGAAAAAGCACAAATGCAAAAAAATGCATTGATTACAGGTGCAACTGCAGGTTTAGATAAATACCTTAAACTACGCAAAGCAGGTCAATTAGCAAAATCAGGTCAATTAGCACAAGCAGGCGCAGATGTTGGTTCTGCTTCTGTAAGTCAAGGTGATCTTGCAGGGGCTCAAACAGGGCCTACACCTTGGGCTAAGACTGGACTTGAAGGCGATCTTGGTGAGTATCAATTAAACGTGGTTCCTGAGAATCCAAGTCTTGTTAGTAGTGAAGTTAAAAATATGTCACAAGAATTATATCAACATCCCACGGTAACTTCATGGGGCGATCAAAGTCAAACTGTAGGCGCATATGTTCCAAGATCATCAAACGCTATTCCAGTTAATATGGCTGATACTTCTGGTTTTTCTACCAATCTTGTTGGTGGAGGTATGAATACAGGACAACAAAGCTTATTTAATATGTTAAAAGGAGCTGGAGGAAGAGGTTTACAATCAATGAAAAATTATCAACCAAGTATGCCTGGAAAAGGGATTGCCAATTGGCTTAAAGGTGATAAACAAATGAGTGGCGCTATGTTAAATCTACTTGCTAGAAGAGGAGGGTACTAATAATGGCTATGAGTGCATCACCAGATGATACTGGCCCAGATACAGGTACAGGGAGTGGAACTGCAGGAAGCAGTACAGGTAGTACAGGTATGGGTGACTATGGTACAACACCAGTAGATTACGGTGGTGTCCAAGGTTATTTAGACCAAATGGGGGTAGATGTAGATCAAAGCCTTATGGGCTTTCTTCCTGGTACTGAAAGAGTAGAATTAGCTGAAAGTAGAATGTATGAAGATCAGGATTTCTTTAAGGATTCTTTTGGATTACAAACACAAGGTATGAGAACCCAAGGCATGAATCAAATGTCTCAGATGTTTGGAGGCCAAGGATTAGCGAGTGCCATGGGTGGTGGTTTTGGTGGAAAAAGCAGAGGGATTATGAAAAATATGAATCAAGTGCGTTCTGCTTATTCACAAGATATTGCAGGAGGTTTGCTCGATTTTAATAGAGATATGCAAACATCTACAAGAGGGTACGAAGATTCTCAAATGAATTATCAAGACAATTTAATAGACCGTTTAATACAGTTACAAGGAATGTATAAAGACGAAGAATTAATAACATTTACTTAGGAGTTACAAATGGCTGACTATAAACCAACATTTACAGATCAATTAATCAATTTACTACCAAGCCTTATTGCACCTACTTTGCAATACAAGATAGCAAAAGATGGTCAAAAAGCACAAATGGATAGGTTGAATCTTCAGTTACAAGCACAGAAAGATTTGGCAAAAGAAAGCCAAGATTTTCAGATTGAACAAAAAACAATTGATCGTGAGATAGCTTCTGTTAGAGCAGGCAATGAAATGGCATTTAGAAATTTACAACTTGCTCAACAAGCTTTAGATAGCACTAACAGAATTGGTGCTATAGAAAGAGGTCAGGATATATCAGCATATACTGCAGAGCAAGCTCAAAAACATGGATTGCTTAAACAAGATAAGTCTATTGAAGCAACTCGAATGCTACAAGAAGACATGCTTAAGTTAAGAAAAGAACTAGAAAAAGAAGGAAAGCTTGATTTAATATCTAAACAACCTGTTTCAGTATCTGATTTTTTAACAGGGTCAGCAATGACAGAGCCTGAAAAATTTTTTATTGATGAATCAGCAATGATTGAAGATTACAAAGGCATGAAAGAAGGTCTTAAAAAAGAAGTAAATAGAGTTGCTCAAATGAGTCCTCGAAATCAACAAAGAATTGATGTTTTAAATGCTATTTACGATTTGCAAAGTTCTTTTGAAAATCCATACGTAAAAGATCAATGGTTTGATGATGCACAAAACAAACAAGTAGAAGGAATATTAAAAGATTTATATCAATGGTCTTCCTTACTTGAACCTAAATATTCAAAAAGATAATCTAATATATAATGGATCGTTATGATTTATTGCAGTATATCAATGCATATAATTTGCAACCGTATGCATTTGATGATGAATCTGTTGATGCTTTAAGTCAGTTAGCCAACGAATTTGAAGTCCCTTTTCAGCGTAATATTGAAGCTGAAGAGCAAAAACAAACAGGAGTTTTGGGACAATTATTTGGCGGTATCCTTGAAGGAGCGATCCCACTTCCTTTTGATATGGCTAAAGATCCTGTTACATCCGCACAGCAAATATCCCGTAGTGTAGGTAGTTTAATTGGCTTTGTTCCTGGTATACTAGGAGGGCCTCTTGCATGGGCAGGTAAAGGTGCATTAAAACTAGGAGCAAAAGGTGCATTAGCTACAGGAGCTCAAAAAGTTGGATCACTTGGAAAAGGTATATCTTCAATAAAATCTGTACCTATGCGTGGAGCTGATTATTTACTTGGTAAAGAAGTAGGTGAAGGTGTTATAGCAAAAGTGGGTTTAGCGGGTGCTACCGCAGATCGTTTTATGAAAGGTACATCCGTTGCAGGTGACATTACCAAAGCTGCAGTTCATTTGGGTACAGCTAGTGCAATAAGTGAATTTTGGGAAGGCCCTAGTGCTATGTTTGATAGTTTTGTACATGGAGCAATAGCAGGTGGGGCTTTTGGAACTATAGGTAATTATCAAAATTTATTAAAAAAAGCAGATGGTACTAGTGGGCCTGTTCTTCAAAAGCTTGCTGAAAATAAGTTAATGGAAGGCACATTAAAAGGTATGGTAGGCGCAGGGTTTCAAGGAGGTTTGGCAGCTTCCCATGATGCGCCAACTGCAGTAGTAATCTATGAAACATTGTTAGGTGGTTACTTTGGAGCTACTCATCCATCTGTTCAAGTAAGAACAGGAAGGGAATGGTTTACAAGATACAGCGCTGATCCTGCTAAAAAACAACATGAAATGTTAAAAGATCCTTCTTTTGAAAGCTTAGATCCTCAAGTAAAAAAAGTAGTAGAAGATTTGCATTTTCAAGATATAGGGGAAATGTATAATAGACATTTACAAGACACTCAAAATATAGATTATTTTGATAGGTCTAGTGCTGCACAACTATTAAGAAATCAGTTTAAAGATAAAATATATGAAGAGTATTCTACCAAGAATAACATTGAAAGAAACAAGCTTACGGATAAAGAAAAAACAGAAGCGTTAAAAGAAGAAATAGAACCTACATTGCAAATCATGGAGATTATTCGTGAAGGCAATCAAATATCCGATGAAATACTTCGTAAAAGCCCAAAAGATTTAACAGGAGAGACTAAAGAGGTTTATAAAAAACTAACTGAAGATGAAATTGCAAAAATAGAAAAGGGTGAATTTGAACCTATTTATAATTACCTAATCAGTAGAAACGATTTCTTTAAGACATGGACTACAGAGCAAAACGGTAAAGATGTTTTACGGATGGAAGAGCAAGTAGAAATACAAGCTGAGTTAGACAGACAGCCTGTAGTAAGAAAATTTATAAACGATGTAAAGCCTCGTATTAAAGATAAAGATATATCCGATGTAGAAATTGCAGATACTGTATTGAAATCGTTTAATAAGAACTATAAAAAAGAAGATGATAAACCTCAGTATCAAAGAAGAACAACAGAAAAACTATTAAGTGAAGAGCCAGAATTAGCACACAGAATTATAGATAGACTATCAGAAACTTATCCAAATGTTACAAGAGAGATATCGGAAAAAGTATTTGATATACATGGCAATGAAGTAGCAGGAAAAGCATTAGGAAATGCAGTAAAATGGAGCAAAAGCAAGGGTGCTTTGGATACTCCTCCACATGAATATGCTCATGTATATATTGATATGTTTGAAAGTTCTAGTGTCGTACAGGCAGGGATTCGTCAATTTAAAAGTAAAGAACTCTTAGCTGATTTTTTAGGGAAAGATTATGTAAACAGAATACAAGATCAAGGTTTACGCTCAAGAGCAAAAGAATGGGTAAAACAGTTTTGGGCTGAAATGAAAAATTACTTTGGCGTGTTAAATGACGACAAAGAAATCACAAATATCCTATCTAGAAGATTCTTTAAAGGAAAGCCTTCAGGAACTGCCGAACTAACTACAAGAAGTTTTGCAGAACAATCGTTACAACGGTTTAATAGCGTTCCTGAGGATATGCGATCCAATATAGTAAAAACAACTCTGAAATCTTTTGGTGCAATTAAAGATACAGAAACTCTTGTATTGAACGATTCTTTTTACAAAAGACTTGAAAATGCAGGAATTAAAAAAGCAGAAATAGATTTAATTAAGCATATGGCTGAAAGTGAGCAGATGCATCGAGTAAAAGCAGATGCATTTAAAACTCAAATGATGCAGTATTTGTTTCCTATAAAAATTGTACGTGCAGAAAAATCTACATATAAAGAAGTGATTGAAGAAGGTGGATTTAGAGAGGAGGTAGATGTTCCAGTTCCTCCAGGGGAAAAAGGAATACCAACAGATTTTTATAAAAGGTTGTCTGTAGAAGGAGGAACTAATTACGGAGAATATCGCTTTGAAGTTCCTTTTGAAGTACTTAAAAGCCATCCTGAGTTTGCAACAGAAAATATGGCAGGTTGGTTTAGAGGGGATGTATCTATAAAAGAAGGAGAAATGGGGCCTTTTAAAACAAATACTTTTCGTGTTCTTGAAATGCAATCAGATTTATTTCAAAAGGGAAGAAAAACTGGAAGGTATTTATGGGAATTAACACCTCCAACTAAAAAAGAGCGGCAAAAAGATTGGAGGGTTGAAGATGTAGGAATTATTAATAAGCATTGGAAAGTAGGAGATAAGGTAAGAAGGTTTCAAATAGATTATAGGGTTATAGAAAAAACACGTACTAAAAATTTACCAGGGGAAACACCTTCTTCTATAGAACAATTTATACTAGAGCCTATTTATGGTTCGGTAAATAAAAATCATAAAGCCTATATGGAATCTTTGCAAAAAAACTGGCATGATTATTTTGCAAGAGCAATTCATCAATGGGCGGCAGAACAAGGATACGAAAAAGTACGATGGCCATCTGGAGAAACTGCGGCACGTGTTGAGGGGCATGAAGTAATTTCTGAAAGGATAAAAAGTAATCAAGCAAAGTTAAAAGAAACTGATAATGAATTGATAAGGTTGAAAAAAGAAAAAAGTGAAGTAGACAAAAATATTAAAATGCTTTTTGGTACGCCTCTTCAAATTCCAAAGTTAAATATAGATCTTGGTAAGGAAACATCGTTTAATACTAAAAGCAGTAAAGGAAACCCTTTAGAAAGGATATTAAATAAAAGGCTTGAAAAAGACCCTGAAGCATATAACAGAGAATCTGAGATTCAATTAGAAACTTTTCAAGGCAGAGATGGAGAACCTCGTTATAGATTAATACATGAAAATCCTGGTAATTATTTAAGAACTAAAGGTTATGTAAGACTTTCATCTAGAAGAGATGTTCCAATAACAAGAAAAGAAGCAATAGAATTACACAGACACGAAAAAACAAAAAGTATTGATTTTCTTATAGATAACATGAATTCTAGAAAAAACGATTTACAAAAAGAAATAAATCGGTTTAAAACAGAAGGTATAGATAAGCTTGCTCCTATACAAAATTTCTATCAAAATACAATGCGTAAGGTCTTGCAAAAGTCTCGTAAAAAGAATCTATCTTTAGAAAAAGATGAGCATGGTAATTACTGGTTTGAAACCGATATTACTGGACAAGATAAAATGCCAATTGTGCAATATCAGAGAATTGCAAAAGAACCTATCGATGGCTATGAAAAATTTAAAGACGACATATATAAAAAGTTAGACGTAGAACCTACTGCAAAAACAGATCGTGAATTACGTCAAGCATATGAACAATTCAGACAGAATAAGAATCAAAGGCAATACGAGTTTAATCTACAAACAGGAACTTTAAAAGAGACAGTAGAATACAACTCCCTAGGAGTACGAAAGCCTTTGTATCATCCCATGTTGCCACATGAACAAATGTATGGATACGAAGGTAAGTCGTATGTAATCAATGAAACGGTTGTAAATGGCAGAAGCTACAATCCTCTTGGAAAGATGTTTAAAAGAAATCTTGATGGTGAATACGAATACAGATATGTAATGGAAGAAGGAGACTGGAATAGATTGCTGTTAAACATTCAAAAGAATGATAAAGACAGCTATATGTGGTTAAGTGAAAAGGACAAAGGAAAGTTAATTGTAAGACCTCTTCATCCTGACACAAGAAAAACAAAAGTAAACAAGATTTTTAACAAAGAAGAACTAGCAACACTGTATAGAGATAGAGGGGAATTTTATAAGCTAGTTGGCGTAGATAAGTCCAGTAAGGAAGTAAAAGACCAGTGGAGTAAATACCATGAAGAAATGGCAATTAGTAACAAGCTATACGATCCCATTGGTGAATTTAAGAATGCATTAGAACTGGTAAAAAGATCTAGTGTAATGTCTTCTAAAGATTATGCTTTAGACCCTGCAAAGTTTCAGGATATTGCACCTGATGGCATTGATGTTATTATGGTAAACGATAGTAAGAGTGCTAAATATCTAGATAAGCCAGAAACATTCAATGTTGTAGGAAGAGATGGCAAGATACAGAAAAAAAGAATTTATGATAGTGATGTAGATGGCTATGTAGTACTGCATACTAAGTTGTTTAATAGAATAGTAGAGTCTATGGGTTTTGATCCATCTACTTCCCATATTAAACCTACTATTGCCACAAAGATTGATGGCAGAATGTTTATTCTAAAAGGTGGCATTCATCCTTCACAGCAAGGCTTTGACAATGCTATGGTAAATCCCAACAGCATGATTGTAATGACCTCTGCAGGAAAGGTTCATCCTGGAAAAGAATATATAGGAAAAATAGATAAGAATGGAGCCTATCGTTTTTACAATGAAAATGCAAAAGGTGGATTGGACATACAGAAAAACCCTGAACGGTTTAAACTTCCTGTAGAAAAACTCCTCGTAAACTTTGGAGTATATGGAGACAGTCATGCAGTAGATCCTGTTACCATTAAGCGACAGTTTCACAGTGTGTTAAATGGTTTAAATATGGGAGGCAAATACAAAGCTGGATACGATGCATTGATGGGAGAGTTTCGTAAAAGTTTTGATGGCGAAGTAGAGCAAAATGAAATGGTGCGTAGGATGTTGTCAAAGCCCACTATGGAAATTCCTAAAGAATTTGATATCAGCAAAATAGGACATAAAGAAATTGTAGATATCTTTAATCAGTCTCAATCAAACTCTCCGTTGTTAAAACTTTTGATGAAAGACATCATTAAAGACTATAAAAATATAAAGCAAAGTGAAGAGATATCTGAACCAGATTTATTGGAAGCTAAAAGCTACATTAATAGACTAGAAAAGCAATTAAAAGACACAAACTACAATGTAATTGCAGTACGCTATTTGGACGCAGGAAGTGAGAATTTTAACGATGCAGTACTCAGGTATATTAAAAACAAATACCTTACTCCACGATGGGATTATAGTGCTTCATCCTGGGTAGCAGGAGTACATCCTTTATTTAAACATGCTTTAGAAGGAAAAGAAATCAAGAAAGACCATTTTATGCTTGGTCACAGTATGGGAGACATGAAACATGCCAAATATGGTACGCTCAAAGAAGCGTGGAAAGAGTATCAAAAAATCAAAGACTCCAAAAAGAAAAAAGACTTCAAGGAAGAACACTTACGGATAGCAATTATGCGTGTTCCAAGTCCTGATGTGAGTGGTACACGTGTATTGTATTTTGATGGGTTTGCCAAGAAAGGTACAACGCCTGATTACGGAACGTATATGAGGCAGAAAGATCATTTCTATATTGATGGTGCAGACGTAGATGGAGACAAAGTATTTTTGTATCAGAACATGCCTAAAGAGTTTTTGGATGCAGTAAAAGCCAAGAAAGACAATCTTGAGATTAATGGCATTATGAAACAAAATAA